TTGTCTGACTTCCAGACTTCCATCTCATGTCGAATTCTACCATCAGCATTTAGATTGTCAAACCTTTTTTGTGCTTTTTTCTTCCACCAGTTGATTGCATTTTCCAGTTCATAATTATCAAAGTTTGGTTTCTTCTCTAGAGAATCTGCCTTGCCATTCACATAATCAACCACATTCGAGAACCCATAATCTGAAAAGTATTGCAACTTTTGTGTATTCAAACCAATGGCACGCTTGATGAAGTCATCAAAGTCCTTCAGATCCTGCGTGCGACCCAGTGAACGAAGACTGGCCTTGATGATTGCAATCATCTTCGTCTGAGTTTTCAACTTACGACTGGAGGCCTCCTTCTTCACCAGAGGTTCGCCACCGTTTCGATTGATGAACCACTCGTTCAGTTCTCTGTACCACTGATCCGCCATAGTTAAGAGAAACTTACTATCGGTCAATCCTACGTTTCGAAGATATGGTTTCATACCATCGTACTGACTACAACCCTTTAGATTTCCATATAAAGATGTAGTTTCAAAAGCACAAATCTCGGTGTTGTACTTCTTGTCGATGTAACGTCGAGTGAAGTGCGAACAACAGATCATGGTCAATAGTTTACCGCCGAGATAATTAAATCCAAATGGTTGTGCTGGTACAATATGAAACCCCATGATGAAGTGACGATTCAATGCCGTCAAATCTGGTGTTCGATTCAACATCTTGTTTCGAGGGGCACTATTGATCGTCGGAGATCCCAACCGAACAAAGCCAGCAATTGTGTTGGTATTTGTTTCCTTGATAATGAATCGAACATTCTTGCCAGGATTGTCATCAGCGGGAAACGAAGAAACCTGACAAAACAAATTGTCGTAGACTTCCTTCGATGTTTCAGTCACAGCAAAGTTCATGTCCATTGGATTCATAGTGAAATCATGAAAGAACTCATTCTCAACGGGAAAGAGAGAAGGAGTGACCCCCTCCAGTCTCTCCTTCTTTCGATCCCGAAAGTACCCATCAATGCGATCAAAGTTGTCATAGTAATCACGAAACTTTCCGATAGCATAATCGGTATCAATAGAGTTCAATAACAACTCAGCCAATGCGAGTCTCCGCATCTTCGACAACCATCACAACAGCAGACTGATCCATCAGAATGAAGTCACCATAGTTTTCATTTTCCTTACGGTTTTCATAGGCAACGAGTTGACCTTCTTGATACTCAACTGAACACACTTTCCCATTTTTGAGAATGTTGGGAAGACCAAGACTAATAACATAGCCGACGCCATACATTCCAGTTCTTTTTTCTTCATAGATGATTGGTCCCTTTGATTGTGTCTGGGGGACATATTTAATAGCTACTTTCCCACGACTTGGATAAAACTTTGTCATTTGAATGAACACTCCATCATAATTTCAATGAGACATGCTGTAAGATTAATTTCCGAATCAGCAACAAATGCAGCCTTGTATTGATACTCAGCGATGATAAGAATCGCTTGAGGAATACTATGTGGAGTTAAATGATCATACAGATTGTCATACAATTTGCGAAAGATTTGAACTTGATCATTGTCTAGATTCTCAACAACCCATTTGCGAACATTCGTGAAGTCCTTCTCCTTCATGAACTTCATCAAATTCTTGATGTTCACTTCACTGAGTTGCGTCAGAATTCCTTCATCAATTTGACCAGCCACAGAATATCTCTGCAACTCGTTCAAGATTCTGCGGAAGTCTGGAAAATGCTTGATGATGAGTTCACTCAAAACTCGATCTTTAAAAGACACTTCCTCGTTCTTGAGAATCATAGAACAACGATCAAAGAACTGCTTTGCCAGTTTAGGTTTGTCTCCACTCTCGATCTTGAACTCGATGTTCGTACATCGAGAATGAATCGGTTCAATGATTCGGTTCTTATAATTACATGTAAGAATGAACCGGCAGTTCTTTGAAAACTCTTCGATGAACCCGCGAAGAGCAGGTTGTGTAGACTGTGCATTGGAATAATCGAACTCGTCTAGAATCACAACCTTCTTTTGATTACTGAACGAAACCGTACTTGCAAAGTTTCTGATCTTGGTACGGAGTGTGTCGATGTTTCCATCTTCCGAACAGTTAATCAAGATGTTTTCGCACCCGAGTTCATTACACAGGGCACGAGCAACGGTTGTCTTTCCCACTCCTGCCTTACCTGACAGAAGAAGATTTTGCATCTCTCCACTCTTCACAATATCGAGAAAAGTGTTTTTGATAGGCACAGGAAGAATACAATCTTCAATTTTTCGAGGCCGATACTTCTCGACCCACAGGTTCTCATCCTTCACGTTCAGTCCTCATACCTTGAGTTACTTTCGAGTGCAATCCAATAAGACAGATCAGAATTCTGATTCTTCATCTGACAAACCATCTTCTTGCTTATCTCGATGTTGTAATCTCCAGGCAACATCTTCATGTTTTCAGTCTTGAAGAAGAACTCAAAATCATGACCATCGTTCGGAAGTTCTCCGAGATCCACAGAGTATGTGTTGCAGGTAGAATCCTTTGAATCCAGAGCGACCAGTTCAATTGAATCACCACTCTCGGAAGTACGAACGGCTAAATCAGGAAGTTGAAGAACAGAAGCGGCACGAAGAACCTGAGAAAGATCCTTGTTGCGCAGTTCAAAACTCACAACAACATCATCCATCTTCACACGCTGAGTTACTCGTTGAATCAGTTGCGATTCTGCATAACGATACTTTGTGCGAGTCTTTCCATTCTCTTCTGAGATGATGACATGATCTTCATTGAACTCAAAGATTGGTTTGTCATAAAGAGAAATCGTACCGAGAAACTTGTTGAGATCCCAAATAGCAATCTCGTTCTCGAAAGTTTCTGTTACCGAAGCAAGAGACATGATGTTCTTCATCGGCGAAAGAGTTGCAATCTCATTCCCCTCTGGAATGATGATGTTTGAATTGATGGTCGAATAATTCTTTAGGATGTCTAGGGTTTCTTTTGAAATCTTCATAATATTAGTTTCCACAGTTGTCATTCACTGTCTCCATTTTTCGTGGGTGAATAAGCAGGAGGTATTTCTTCTCCTCTTTCTTTCAAAACGATCTCTACCAACTTCTTTCTCTCCATACCCTCTTTAAACTTTTCAATATCTTCTGGAGTTTCTTCGGCGTATGGCTTGTAATCTCCAAAACCTGGCATTCGTACGGGACAAGAAACCCAAGGATAATGTAATTTTGTGTAAGCATCAGGATTGTCTGGATTATTCAAGAATGCTCTTGGTTTGTCTCCACAACCACATGCGTCACAATAGAAAAATCCTTCACGAACATTACTTGGTTTTCGATACGGACATGATACCACTTCATCATCACCATGACAAGATAAAACTCTAAGTTTTACCAACTTATCGTCTGCTTTTCCTTGAGTGGCTCTCGAAACTACAGCTTTACCGAAGTTCTTTACCTTATCTCCAAAAGAAACCTTTCCCTTTTGCGACTCTGGTTCTTCGGAGTCTTCGGTAACAGGCCTCGAAACTGGTGTTGATAACTGCGGAATCGTTGGAAACGATGGTTCATTTTGAATCTTGGGCGTCGATTCATTTTGCTTTAGATTTGAATTGGCTCTCTTCGAACCACCCGTACTTTTACCTTTATTACATCCACATCCCATCACCATTCCTCCTCAAAGTTATCGGTATAATCATCATACTCATATTCAATCTCTTCGGTTGAAAGATTATGAAGATCCTTTAGTGACTGTTTTTGGTTGTGCCTACGATTCTTGTTTCGAACCTTCTTTGCAGATCGTGTAGGACGAAAATCTTCTTCTTGGTAATCATCTCTTTTCATATCAGAATTCCTGTATATCTCCCATAAGATTTTTGAGCTTATGCTCGACAAAGTAATTTAAAATTTTAGAACGCGAACCGACAATAGGTTCATAATACCAATGTTGCATGATTCGATCTTCCATCTCTTCTGGAATTTGAGTCAGATCAATCAACATCTTGTTTCGATTCCAGTTTCGAGTGGATTCGATATTCTCTCGATCCTCGCGTAGTTGTCCAATCTTCTTGGCACCACAAGGCTTTTGTCTTTTATTTTCATCAATAAATACATCATCATCCGATAGAACATTCGGAATACCATCACTTGAATCACCCTTGATGATATGTTCGAACAAGAAAGAATCTGGATCAGAACAATCCAACATCTTTCTCTGAATCGGTGAATACTGGTACACATTCGGATACATCTGAAGTTGCTTGAAGTCTTTATCACCAGAAACAATCATGATCTTTTCCTGCATGTGCATATGCTTGCAGAGAATTGCTATGATATCATCTGCTTCACATCTTTCCACTCGCATGTTCTTGTACGGAAAAGTCTCGATAATCTCATTCCGAATGGTCGTAAGAGTATCGTAAATAGCAGACCAATCCTGACCAGACTTTGCCTGATTCTTCTTACGATTGGCCTTGTAGTGAGGAAAGTAATCCTTTCTCCAACAATTTGAAGAATCATCGCAGATTACTAACTCACCATATTCATCACCAAATCGGTTTCGAAAATACCGATAAGAGTTCAAAGTGATATGTCGTACAAGCGATTCGTCGATCAGGTCTGCATTTCCCTTGATCTGACCAAAAATACTCGAAAGAATCACCTGTGAATTGTCAATTAAAATCATTATGCTACTTTCACTAGAATCATATCACCATTGATACGACCTGTTGCTTCCAATGTCTTGTTAGATAACTTTTCCATCTCTTGTCGAATCGCAAGAATACCAGAATTCTGGATCTGCTTGAGTGTCAGTTTACTTCTACCAAAGTTCTTACAGAAAGACTTCTCTCTGTCAAAGTTCTGAAGTGTTGTTCCCTTGATATCAAAACCTTCTGTGCTTTCGTAGAAGAAGAGTTTTCTCTGCTTGCAATTATAACACACAAAATAGTGCATACCAATAATCTTTTCGGGATTTATTGATTTTACACCTTCACATTCTTCAAGATACTTGACTTTCTTGACGCGATTCGCCTTGTTAATCTTTCTCTTCTTACGAGTAATCTTGCTGTTTTCATCAAGAAAACTACGAACGTTTTCAAAGAAGTCGCGAAGATGCCCCAACTTGGTCTTGTTCAGAAAGTCCCAAGCTTCAATCAGATCATCATCACGTTCTTCGATTGCAGCACTGACATCATGCAACAAAGAATCATATTCCTCCAAGAGTTCTTTCATATCTCTCTTTGCAGGCTTGTACACCTTCACCAGATTTTTCATGTTTGGTTTTCGAATACTTCCATTTTGACGAAGATTGTCAATGTATTCGTCGGTCATTCTGTTTAAAACGATTCCGATTGTATCTTGCATCATTTTCAAAGCCATTCAGAGTAAACTTCTCGTTTCAATCCTTCTTGTAGTGGTACTTCGTAAAACGTTTTCTTTATTGCGATCTCATCATTATCTATGCAATCTTTTCGTTCGTCAAGAGATAAATCTTCGATTTTGGTTTCATCACTTTTTCGTACGTCTTCCAGAACAGACAAAACATAAGTTTCCTCATCCTTCCAAGAAACAAATTCCTCGAAGTGAAAGGTTATTCTATCAGAAATTTCTTCCCAAGGCAAGTCCATAATATGATTAATTTTGTAGAATCTCACTTCTCGAAACTCGACGAGATCCTTTGGTTTATGTTTCACATAACCCTGCACAGCAATCTTGTTCTTGTCAGGCGAAAGATGAAGACTTTCCCAGCAAAACTCAATTCCTCTTTTTGACTTTTCGCTGATGAACGATTTAGCGTTTCCAGTCTTCAAGCCCACTACAGTTCTCGACTGAGGATCTTCGGCACAAATTAAGTAGTCGTGTCCGTCATAATCTTCAACAAAGAGAAAAGGAAAGTCTGGAGCACTTCGATGAATATTAAAGATCAATTTACCATCATGATAAACAGAACCAATGGTATATTCGTATTCGGTTTTCTTATTTCGTACGCGAAATCTTACAGGAGTCACGATCAGTGTGTACTTTCCAGAATCAGATTTGTATGTTTTGACTTTGTTCTTTACTGGTTTGGCACCCTTGAATCTAACCTTTACTTTTTCTCGTTCTTCCGAATACCAATCTTCTCGGATTTGGTTTGGATTCATGGCTGTCGCCCTTCTGTGAGTTCAGGTTCGCAATACTCGACTGAAATTATTCTTCTTCTCAAATGAAATCGTATGTTCAAACTTATCTGAAAGTTGGTCCGTACGATGTGAGATGATGAATACATTCACCTTCTTACCCAGATTATATAGAAGTTTCATAAACTCATCCGTACCCATACTATCCAAAGACGAGTCAAATACTTCATCCAAAATCAAAAGATTGGTGTTCGCACTGTTCTTTAGCCTCGCCACCTCTCTCCAAGCCAAGAGAAGAGCGAGATCAATACGCATCTTTTCACCCTCACTGAAACTCATATAACTGAACTCATCACGATGTCTCGACTTGATTGTTTCATTGAAGTTTTCATCAAGATGAAACTGAGCAAAGAAATCCATCGCTCCGAGGTACTTGTTGATCAGTTGATTCATGATCGGAAGATAATGCTTAATAATCTTCGACTTAATACCACTGTCTTTTAGTAAACCGTAAACGATATCGTAGTCATACATGGTTTGTATGTTTTCGTCCTTCACCTTCTGATGATCTTCAAGTTCTGCACTCAACTCAGAAAGCCTTTCACTTTCTTGTAAATCATCTGTATCTTTTGACTTGATTGATTCGATTCTTTTTTTGGCGTTCTGAATACGATCCTTCTTAATTGAGAGTTCGGTTTTTAATGAAGAAATCTTTGATTCTTTTGTTTTGATATCACCCAATAAACCTTCAATGAAAGACAATTCTTCGCTCACTTCGATCAATTTCAAATTGATCTGAGTCAAACCTTCATAGTATTCTTTTTTCTTCTGTTCCTTTTCTTTGATCATTTGATTGCGATGTATTTCATCAATCTCCTGATGACATGTAGGGCAATTTTGATTCTTCTGATAGAATTCAATATCACCATCCGAAGTATCAATATTTTTCACAATACTTTCTCGGAGTTTGTTGATCTTATGAAATGACTCCTCCAAAGAATCTTTGTTGGTTATCTGATCACGAAGATCATCAATCTCCCCATCTATCTCTTTAATACTCGTTTGAACATCTTGAGCTTCATTTAAGATAGTCTGTATCTCATTTTCAATTTCTTTAATTGACTCTTGGCTTTTTGCTTTGATTTTCTTGATATGGTTTTCTTGTACCTGTATCTTTTCTTTCGTGATACTAATTTCATATTCGAGTTCTCTTTCTTCCTCTTTCAAAGTAGAGATTCTCATCTTTAGAATTCCATTCATCAGAGAGAATACATTAATATCCAGAATGTCTTCAATGACACTTCTCCGATCCGCAGCAGTCAATTGCATGAAAGGGACAAACGAAGAACTTCCAAGAATCACCACCTGAGTGAAAGACTTGTAGTTCATCTTCAGAATTTGTTCCTCCAGCATTTTCTGGTAGTCTTTTGATTTTGCAGACTGATCCAATAGTTTTCCGTTACGATGAATCTCAAAAATCTTAGGCTTCAATCCTCTGACAATTCGATATTCATCATTCGCAATCGAAAACTCAACCTCCACCACACAATCTTTTTGATTGATAGAATTTACCAATTGTGGGATATTGATCTTGCGAAAAGGTTTTCCGAACAAGGCGAATGTGATAGAATCGAGAAGTGCGAATGACTTCCCGTGTCCGTTGTTTCCAGAAACCAGAACAAAGTTATGTTTTCCTAAATCTATTTCGGTATCAGTGTTTCCGAACGAACCAAAGTTTCGGAAACGAACTCTTTGAAAATTTATCATACAAGAACAACTCCAGACGACCACCACTCGGGAATCTCGCGGTTGGTCCATGTAGCAAACTTTTTCTTTTCCCCGAGATAATAGCTTCTATAAGCAGAAACAGCATCATACTTTACTCGATATTGTTCAGGCATGGCTTGAGCAAATTCGGTAAGAAAAATCGAAGGTGAAATCTTTTTTGGCATGTTGTCTCGACACCATTCGATGACCTTCTGTGATCCGTGAATCTTATCATATCGACGAGTATACTCCGTACACAGAGCAAGACCATGACGTACTAACCAGTCATAGTTGCCCATAGTCTCTCGAGCCCACACTGTGCATGGATGATTGATCATAGTAGAACGATATAACACAGGACCGTTAGGGTAATACTCAACCGAGTCTGTGAGGTGGGTCCATGTTTTGAGATTTCTACCATTCTTCGATTTGAAGAAGGTTTGTTTTCCATCCAAAAACCGATGGACTGTTGAAAGCATCTGTGCAGTTTCCACAGGCATTTTAACAACATGTTTATCACACATCATCTCCGCAGATACGACGGGGGATTCGTCAAGAACAAAAATGTTCATAGGGACAAGGACTCCATGTAAAGTTCACGCATAAGATTTTTGATTCGAGACTTCTGATCGTCTGGTACATTTGTGAGAGTGTCAATTTCATCGTTCATGATGGAAACAGTGTCCTTTGAGACATCTATACCCACATCTTCGCCAATGTCAACACCCATGTCCTCAATAATAGTTAGGCTCGAAACCTTCACATCATACAACTTGTCGAGAAACTTGTCAAACAAATATGGATTACTTTTCTCGAAGACATACACCTTCACGAAACTATTCTCATACATGGAATAATCTCTTTCCAACATATCTTCTTTCTCGTCATATGTGATGGAATGAAACAATATTTTTGGATTCTCCACAAATCTCAACTCTCTCGTTTCAGTGTCAAGTGTATGAAAACCCTTCTTCACATTCAGATCACTGAACGTCAACTGATATTGTGTTCCGAGGTAATGAACATTGTTCTTGCTGTTCTTGATATGAAAATGTCCAGAAAGAACCATCTCATATCGACTGAAGAGTTTGTCATCAAGTCCACCTTCATACTTCACGCCACGAAGAACTTCGTATCCATCCAGTTCAAAGTGACCAGCAACAATTGGAGCCTTAGAATTCTTTATGAAGTCAATCATCTCTTTGCTGTTTGTTTTATTGATCCACGGAACCATCGCAATCTTAAGACTATCGAATGTCAATTCGATTGGATCTTCGTACAGATAAAAGTTTTCCATATCGGAAAAGAGTTCCCGAATGGAATTGATTCGATTGGTATTTCGATAGTATGTGTCGTGGTTGCCCAAGATACAATGCACTTCAATTCCATGTTCTTTCAACTTGGAAATGAAACGAGAACGGACCTGTGCAAGAGTATTGAAGTTTACAAACTTTCGGCGATCAAGAAAGTCGCCGAGGTGTAAGACCTTTGTGATTCCATTTTCTAAACAGTAAGGAAAAAATTGTTCTTCAAAAAACTGAAACGATTGATCGAGAAATAATTGATTGTCGTTTCTGGCACCAAAGTGCGTATCATTAATAATGGCGAGTTTCAACTCAGTCTCCTAAAAATTTATCGAGAGTAGATCCACTTGTCTTCTTTTCTTTCTTTTTCTTTGGTTTGAATTTTTGAATGTCGTTCTCTGAAAGATTGAAATATTCTGCGTACGGATTCTTTGCTTCAGGATCTACAAGTTCATTATCTGCCGCCCATCGAGTAAACTTTCCTTCCTTATCCATTTCTTCCATCAACATGTATTTGACATAGACTTGTTTCTTTTCCTTCTCAATTCTACGAATAAAAGCGTAGTAGATCATTTGCGTAAAATATGAGAAAGGATTCTTTGATTTCTCTGGATCAAAATTGTGTGCATACATCAAGCAGTTTTCGATTGCATCACCAATCATCTCATCTCGAAAAGGATAGTTCATGAAGTTTGGTTTGTATGAAAGTCTTTCTGCAATCTTCATGAAACATTCGCCCATGTAATTTGTTACAGGTGGACGATCTTCACCTTCACTCTCTGCTTCGTTTACTTTTGATTTCCATTTGGAAATCTCTTTATAGAACTGTTCATTGTCTATGTAATGTTCTGTCTCTTTAGATTTTTTCATAATGATTCCTCTATTCGGTTTGTTAGAAGTATAGTTCACATAATAGTTTAAGTCAAACTAAAAATAATATTTTATGCTTGACAAGTCTGAAAAGCCCCTTATAATTCTCTGTGCCAAGAGAGAAAGGAAGCTTTAGGCCTATAGGCCACTCAAAGGTAGTCATCTAGATTATCAGGCCAGTCTGACCATTTGTTTCCCCAATCTTCAGAATCGGGATTACGGTCAGGTTCCTCTTCTTCGTCAAAACCAAAATCGTCAAAAGGAATTTCTTCTTCGTCAAAGACGCCCTCTTCCATGAGTTTCGAGAAGAGTTCTTTTGACATGGTAAAATTCATCATGACAAATTCATCCAGTTTGTCTGGACTGATATTGTTTTTATTTTTCTTCGTATCCTGTTCTTCAGGTATGTCCATTCCAAGTTGTCGAAAGAGTTGTTCGAGAACGAGAGAAGATCCTTCATTACTCACTGCCTTTTTGGGTGGTGGTGGGTTGTCTTCTCTTTCCTTTTCTAATTCATATTGAAAGATGGATTCGTCATTTGGTTCGAGGGAATAGACGATAAAATCGAGTGGAATCATACAGTCGTTTTCGACTGCATTCGGAATCCAGTTTCGCATTGTCCAATTTTCTTTCACTACAGATCCAGTAAGAGGATCATGGAGAGTGGTAAGCCTTAATTGCATAGGCCTATTTAATTTGATTTCTTGTGAAGTCTTACCACTTACCACAGCAATTAATTCTTCCCCTGATCGAAGTTTCAGAATTCTGTAGTCAGTCATAATTCCTCCTAGATGTTTATCTTGATGGTTTTAAAATTAAAACCTTCTATCTTATATATCTTTATTCTTTCGAAGAAGTGACGAAGCGTATGATTCATCTTCTTCTTCCACTGTAGATTATCCCCAATGTCATACAATTTGGCAATCTTTTTTGTTTCATGTTTTCTTAATTGCCTACCTATTGACTGAAGAATACGAATGCGAGACTTGGACGGTGATGCGAATACAATGTTGTGAAGATTGCGAATATTGATGCCTGTAGAGAACGTTCCATACGAAGCAACGATGATTGCACTCTTTTCCTTCTCGGCGATGCCACGGACCCGCTCACGGTCGTCTGTTTCGACGCCACCGTGTATCAGAAAGACTTTCTTATCAGAGTTCTCATGTTTGATCTTCTCATACAATTTCTTTCCATGATTCTCGACGAACTGAAACAGAACAAGTGTATTTCCCTTTGTTGTTCCTGCCAGTTTCGAGATGAAAGAATTTCGCCTTTCGTTTGTGGTCAACCATTTCATTTCGTCGGGGTACTTGAGAGTTGACACTAACTTTTTGTCCTCGTCATGGTAGTTTAGAAGGATGCAGTCGATGTCCAGTTGTGAGAGAATATCTTTCTCCATCAGTTCCTTTGTAGTCGTAACATCTCGAACTGGCCCAAACAAACCTTCGATAACTAATTTGTGTGTCAATGCACCATCCAATGTACCCGTCGTTCCAATGCGATACCTTGCATTCTTCAATTTTGACATAATGGTGTTGAGAGACTTGGCTTTGAACAAGTGACACTCGTCACCAAATACGACTTCGAAGTCTTCAAAGTATTTTACAGGCATCTTGTAGAGAGACTGCCATGTGGATATGATGACTCGTTTATCTGTTTGTTTTTCTTGACCACCGTAAATTTTGTGAACGTTTTCTTCGACGCTCCATTTGTTCACCCCTGAGTAGTCAACAAAGTCAGAAAACATCTGAGTCACCAGACCAGTTGTAGGTACGATGATAAGTATTTTCTTGTTCGTTTTTTTGAGATAATGTTTCATCAGAGTATAAATGATGAGACTCTTTCCAGAACCCGTAGGCGAAAGAAGTAAACATCTCTCTTTGCGAATTGCGTGTGCGATCGCATTTACTTGGTGGTCATGTGGTTTGATTGGTTTGTCTTTGACTGATACACGAAGATCGTTTTCAATGTATCTTCTTACGAGAGATTCATCCACTTTGTTATTTGGAATGTCGAGTGTTAACTCGTATGAGTAACCTCTTTCCTTTGCGAAAGACACAACGTAGTCCAAGAGTCCACCGTAAATCTCTTGGGAGAACATATTGTAAAGCTTAATCGTTCCGTCCCAGACTTTGCTGCGATAAGCGGGCATATACTTATGCCCTGGAACTTTAAAAGTAAAAAAGTCTGAGAGTTCTTTTGCGAAACTTCTTTCACATCGAACGCGAATGTTTACTTCGTCAACTTTTTCAATAACCAAATCGCTCATGCTCTATTTATGAGCCTGAAACGAACTTCCTCCATTCGATTGCGTTACGAATCTCCCAGTTACGCTGATTGATTTCTTTCAAAACAGACTCTAGGTAAAACACTTTCTCTTCTTGGTATGTGATTTTCTGCTTCATGCGAATGACATCCTCATCCGATTCCATGTAAAGATCAAGGTCTGCTTTGAGAATCTTGAGGTCGAATGGTTCCCATCCATGTCTGTCAAGTTCTTCTTGACTCATTTTGCCTGTAAAGTATTCCCACTTCGATCGTCGAAGTGATGCCATATCAAAACTCATCTTCTTCAAATTGAATCTTTCTTCGTGTAGAAAGTTCAAATACTTATTGTGAAGTTGAGGTATTTTGAGGGATTCGAGATCGAGCTGAGTGTCGTCGATCTGCATGTCTCGTTCTACAAGTTTTTTCAATTCATTGAAATTCATAAGCAAAATATACACCACACACAGGCAGAAGTCAATAGATTTCTACAGAATAACTTCGATATTGAAAAGTTGCAGTGCATGTCACCTGAGTTGCGTCACCGTCAGTGGCATTGAATTCAATCTCTCCAAGAGAACTTGGGAACATGTCTTTGAATGTGATAGAGGCTTGCGGTCTTGAATTGCTGTTGAGTATCACAAGTGTGCCGTCAGTTTCGTAATTGTTTGCACGATTCTCTTCGACAGTGGTTCTAATTTGTTTGAAATCTCTTACAGTGATTCCTTCGTCTGGAAGACTCATTTGCTTCATCCAGTTGTAAATTTCCAACCAGTTTCCCATATCCTCATTTACCAAAAATGTAAACATGAGAGGTTCGTATGTTATCTTTGGATCTGGAATATGAAGTGTTGGGTGTTTTCCTAGAATATCAGTAACCGAAACGGATATTGAAGGAATCATCGTACTTTGGCAAAAGTAAACAATTTGTGGTGACTTTGAAAGAACGAATCTGAAACCAGTTGTCTGTAAAAGATTTTCATTCTCTGGTTGTCGGTCTAAAGCATATTGAACATATTGATTATACTGTGGCATAATGCACCTCCAGATTATTTATGTGTATAAAAAAGAAACAGGGGAGTCCGAAGACTCCCCTGTTCCTAGTGTCGGATCAAATCCGTTTTATCACTGAGTTGCGCCTTGTCCTGAGTTGATACCGTGGAGGTTGTCAACGCGGAAGACTCTGTAGTACTGGTTCCTACGGGCGGTGAGTGTTTCACCGTCTGGATTTCCATCGGCCTTCGCGACGAATGGGTTTGAAACCATTCCGTAACGAGTCTTGAAGCCGATCTTTGGTTGGAATGTGTTCTCACCTACTGCACGAACCATCTGTAGTGGAACGTATGGGCAGTAGAAGAGTCCAGCGTCATATTGACTTGAACCCTTGTAACCAATTACGCAGTAGTTGAAGTCGGCATATGGGTCAATGTAGACCTTTAGGCGACCATTGATGGTTCCGACAAAGGTGTTGCCTGTGTCATCAACTTGGAGACTTCCTCCGCCCATTGGGGTTGATTGCATTGAACCACTGAGTGCGAGTGCGGCAGCGACATCTGATGAACAGATGACGATGTTGCCCTTACCTCGACGTGTTTCACGAGCGATGAGGTTTGCTTCGCGTTCGATTTGGAAGAGCAGACCACGGAAGCGTTCTGCACTCCAACGACCGTCTGAGTCGCGAAGAATGTCGTAAATACCACCGACACCACTTCCAGCAACACCGAATGATGCACCGGCAGCAGTCTTCATGTAGAGATCATCCTGTTGGCAACCAAGTTTGGCAACCTTAAGAATGTTACGAACTACTTCGCGGTTGATTTCGCTAAGAATCTCGGTCGAGAGGATATTAGCGAGTTCTGTCTCGGCGTCAAGTCCGTGAACAGCACGAAGGTCTTGAGCGAGTTCAGTTGAATACTCAGCCTTGAGGGCGCGAGTCTTCGCTTGGACGGCTGTTCTCTCGATTGAGAATGCCATTTCTTGGAATGAATCTGCACCACTTGCTGAAAGAGCTTCAGCTTGAGCGGTTGAGATACCACCGTTGACGAAGTTGGCAATTGGATCGCCGGCATCATCAGCGAATACTGAATCTGAAGTTAGGCCTGGATCACCTGATGTGTTACCACCAGCGCGTGTGGCGTAACCTGTACGAGCTTCGTTAAAGAGGGCTTCTCCGTTTCTTGTACCATCATTAGCAACATAGTTGCTCTTCATGGCAAAGATAAGTCCAGTAGGACCAGTCATTGGTTGAACACCGCAGATGTCATAAGCGATCAGGTTTGGCATTGATCGTCTGACGAGTGAGATGAGAACTGGGTCGAATGACTGAACATTACCTGTTGATGTTTGGTTGTTTCCAATGCCGTTGACCATACCGAGTTGCATACCAGCGTTTGTTGGGGTTTCGCTGAGGTATTGCTCTTGGTTCTCAAGAAGAATAGCTGTGACGTTCTTCTTGTATGAATCTTGGATTGGAGTTAATTCTGGGTGTTCCAGAATTGGGTTCCACTTATTTCGTACTTGCTCTGCAAGTGAATTGATTTCTTCGTAACGCATCTAATCTCTCCTTTTAGATATAGATTATTTCTTTACTGTTCTTGAAATTGCTTGAGCGTAGTAGCTCATTGGTCCGTTAAGTTCTTCTTTGATGGTATTGTTACCATCTTCTTCTGTCTCTTCTGTGATGAATGAAACATCGGATCCACCGTTGACTTTCTTGAAGTAGTTCTCACGAAGAACTTCAAGTTTGTCAGCAAACTGATCAGCGTTGTCAAACTCAATACCTTCTGAGAGTGAACGAAGCTTTTCGACATCAGTATCGACCATACCTTCGGTCATGTCTCGGAAAGTCAGTTCGCAAGCGAGTGATTCGTTTGCATCTCGGTATGACATGTTTCTTTCGATTTCTTCGTTGAGTTCATTCTGAAGTTCTTCGATGTCGTTTACGAGTCCTTCAACAACATCAAACTTCTCTTCTGGAATGTCAATGTAATGGTTGGTGAAGAGATCGCGAAGACCACCCATGAAGGATTCGGCGACTTCTGCACGAATGCCTCTTTCGATAGCGACTTCGTTCTCTTGCATCCAGTTTTCTACGACATAATCAAGATAATCGTTGAGTGATTCTGTAAGGTTCTCTTCGATTGTAGCAGCTGTTTCCATGAGTTGAACTTCGTATGATTCTTCAAGTGCTTCGGCGTAACGACCGAGAGCATCGTTGACAGCGGCTTCGAAAATGGTTGTTGCCTTATCCTTGAACTCTTCGGAAAGGTCTTCGCCATTGAAGAGTGCTTCCATATGTTCCGCAGTAGCAGTCATCTTTGGCTTCTCGATCTTTCCTGAAGCATCAGATGACTTCATGGAAACAGAAGACTTGTTCTTCTTGTCCTTGCCTTCGGTTCCCTTATCGGTTCCGATGACTGGACCCTTTCCTTGGGTGTCATGTGAAGACTTGCCGCTTACATCTTTCTCGACTGCGGCATCCTTGTCACCTGACATTTTTACTTTACTTGGTTTTTTCATTTCTTGTTGTTCCTCTTCGATATCCTCGAAGTCCTCTTCGACTTCTTCAAGATGCTCTACCAAATCTGAAGCTTCCTCATTATGTAATCTTTTCGCTTCAAGAATTGCTCTTGCGGCCTCGATTGGGGTTAGGTCTTCTGAACTCATCTAAGGACTCCTTTGAATATACCTTACAGTATTGTTATTTAGTAATTTGATAACTTTGACATGAAATCTTGGAAGACTCGAATTTGAGTTTCCTCCAGATTTTTCCGATCTGCTTCTGAGATTGTTTTGTGATATTGTTCGATTTGTTTTTCTCGAAGAACTCCATTATCCCAGACCCATTCCTTACCTTCCATGATACCATTCACAAAAGCATCAGGAGCAGATGGATCTGCAACGATGTCAACAGCGGTCAACATGAAGTCTTCCTTGACATACTTGGCTCCATTTCTCTCTTCAAGAGAACCCATACCACGGGTGGAAACACCAAGTTTAACTCCATCGCCGATAAGGCTCTTGACGATTTTTCCATATGGAGTGTCAAGAACTCTTGCTTTTCCTACGACATTATCACCATCAAACTTAAGATTGGTGATGTTGTGTGACACACGTTCGAGGTTGAGTGTTGGACCATTTGGATGTCCAAGTTCACCCATCGCTCTGTTCTTTTCTACATACTCTTTGTTATAACGATCAGCCTCTTTGAATAGAATGGCTCTTTCATAAATACGACCATTTCTATTCTTCTTTTCAGACTGCATGAAGATACCTTCAATGAAGATGTTCTTCTTTCCATCTTCCGATGCCTCTGAAATGACCTGTAGATCGTCTGAATGTTCTGTGATTAGAAGCATTTTAATTCCTCTTTATAGAATCAGGGACGGGGTTTCTTTGCAAGTCTCTTGTCGATCTTGTTGATTAAACGAGTTCTCTTCGCGGCGTGTTTTGCGGCTCCCTTTTCACCCATCGCTGCACCGTCAAGAGCAGAAGTCCTATCTCTACCTGCTTCGCGGCGGGCGGAGTGCAGTAGTCCAGTTGAGATTTCATTGATTCCGTCGAAAGATTCTTTTCTGGCAGCCATGGCTCTCTTAATAGCCTTGTCTCTTGAACCCTTCCATTCTTCGGTTCCTGATTCGACTTCACCATCACCGTCATAATCTTTGTCAGCTTTTTTTGCTTCCTTCATGTCCTCTTCGTCTTCATCCTCTTCATCTTCGTCTTCATCCTCTTCATCGTCGTCTTCATCTTTCTTCTTCGCTTCGAGGACTTCTTCGTCATCCCATTCTTCTTCACACTCTTCGCAGATATCCTCATCCTCTACGAACATGGAAGAAGCGACATCTTCCCTTGCAAACTCAAGTCGTTCAGCCATCTTCTCGTAGAGTGCGGCCTCGATTGCTTTTTTTGCGAGTGAAGGATTTTCTTCAATAATTCCTTCGATGATATTCTTAATATAAGACATTTAAAATCTCCCGTTGTTGGAAAAGGCTATTGTTTATTTATAAGAAAAAGGATTTTTATCCGCCACAATTACAAGAACTCGAAGGTCCACCTGCAACTGCACCCGCAGATGTCCATACAAATTCAGACACCCATCCAGAATCCGAGCCTGGCAACAGTGTTGTATACAAAGCAGGTGGTTCTTCTTGTGAAGGAGGCCTCCAACTCACAGTGCAGGATGGTACTCGTATTGACGCATACGATGCTCTATAATTATTTGATGGGCCAGGAGGACATACACAATAAAAAAAAGTTCTATAACGTGTACATTGACCATCTGGGTCATTACATATACCAACTGAATTTGAAAAAACCTCTTCTAATACGTTGTCATATCTCTCATCATCTTCTGAATATGGATTTCCATCTGGATCTGGCGCTTGTGGCAATCCCACCCAAAGAGGGCCATGAGCACATCCGATATTCGTTCCGTCTAAATATTCGTCTGGTTGTCCACAAGGAAGAGTCAAACACGCATTACAAGGCGTGCCGTCTGGTTCGCATTCGATATCTGGTTCTGTGTTTGGTGGAACAAACTGACCGAAGTTTGGATCGAATTTTACACTTTTGTTGTCCAGAGAGAAAATCAAATATCCACTTTCGTCTTCGCCTTCTAAACAATACTTTTCAACGACTGGACATAGTTTAAATTTGCCTAGATAACAATCAGGACATACCAGATCACCGCCGCATGGGTTGTTTGGATCAAATGGAATTGTTGGTTCTGTACAACAATCCAATTCACCTCCTGATTCGCGAACGACTTTATAACAAGTCACATAACAACAATTTTCTTGATCTTGGTCAAAACAACAACTTCCTTGTCCTGTTGGATTGAGGCAATCGGGTGGTTCGCATTCACCAGTTTCTGGATTGTAATTTTCCCCCTCTGCACAATCTTCTTGGTTACATGGTGGATTTGGACAATTGATACTGACGCATGGAGGATTTAAGCATGGAGGGCTGCCTCCTGCTATTTCGTTGCCACCATCTTCATCATCATCATAACTGGGAGTTTGGGGTGTATTTATATTTATAGCTCTACCAAATCCTCTCAGATCACATTCGTCCTGTCCGCATAGAACTTCTATTTTTCGATTGCAGTCAAGTGGTAAAAGATACTTCAGATCGCATGGTTTTTTCATGAAAAACTTAGCAGTAGGATCATCATAATAGTAAACTTTTTTACTATCTCTTTTTGTGATCTCTAAAACAATTTCATCTCTTCTCTTTATAAGACGGCTATTTCTTCTGCCAGGACTAAAGATGGGAGAACCGTTATCAATAATTTTCAGATAACCCGTGATTTTTTGATTACTTGACATATCAATCCTACTTCGAGAAGAACATTACTGTACATCTTCCTCTTGGGATTCCTGGGCCAGAATCTCGATCTCTGTAATAATTTTCTAGATTCGAAAACACTTTACTGTTGTATGCTGAAACGAATCTTGACAAGATGAGTGAATTTTTCTTCTTGGTTCGAACCCACCCTTCCATGTTTTCAACTGTATACGAATAATCCATAGTATTCAAATCATGTCTTATTTCGAGGTATATACGAGAACCTGCCCAGTAGACGGGGTTTATTCCGATGCTATTTGCTATATTGAGATATTCGTCATTTCGGTTGTCGGTAACAATCGCTGGTTGTTCACCCACTTCACCCTCTTTGTGATATGACCAATATACATTTATAGAAGAACCTTGTTTTGGATAATATTCATCGTAAATGTCTGGTGCCATTGAGAATTCAATACCAGAAACAATTTTCCAATCAGTGAAAGATGATGTTGCTTCATATTTTTCACCAGCATGTTTTGAGTTTAATATATCAGTGCCGTTAACGTAATCACTATCTGGGTCGGTCGAAAGAAACGGATCACTTTCTTCATCAATGGGATTGAGAAACGTATCTCGGAATCTTCGAAATCCAGCTTCACCCAAACAAAGTTGTGTTGGTATATCTGTGCCATTTTCTATAGAATAGTATGGTCTGTTTTGTGGGTCTTGTCGGCCCTGCGAACGACACGGATAAACACCTGCCGGACTAAATGGGCCTTTACCAATGAAATTTGTACTTTCTCGAAGAAAGACCTCAGATTGTTGAGATTCTACATTTTGTCCTCGATGAATATTCACAAAGGACTGACCAAACTTTCCTATGGAAAACTGTGTTCTGGGTGAAACTGTTAAAGGCATTAGGAGTCAAATTCCGGGTTTGAGATGGATGGTGAAATTATAAACTTACCAGCTACAAGTCTTTCAACAAGAGCGTCTGCGGTTGTACCTGATGATATTCCTCTATCCTTATAGAGAAATAAATCATACAAGTAGGAACCAGATGCGATTTGTCTAGAAACCTGTTTTGTAAAAGCTAAAGATATTTGTCCAGTGACTTGACTCGAAGTTGCACCTTCTGCATCATCGGAGTAAAGATATTCACCATTCAGAGAAATATGTCCAGCTTTTTTCTTTCCTTCAGCGGTGTCGATGCTTCCTGTATAACCATATGTGTTTGACGTACTAAAACGAATTTTCAGTGATGTGTCGTTTGTGTCCAACTCATATTTTTGGCCGCGCACGTCCATTTTGGCCCAATATCCACTTGTCATGTCTATTGGAACACCCTGATCGTCGTAATAGTTGATATTCAGAACAAAGTCTGTACCTTGTTCGTGAGAAATATCATAGTTTGCTGATGCCATTGATTATCTCCTTAGCGGAGGTTGTTGTTGATCGTCCATTCCGCCGCTCATATCTATATCACCTTCTTTGGTTTCTTTCTCAATTTCTTTATCCATTTCTTCAATTTCCTTCTCGGATTGGTGAAGAATGTTCTTTCTGACAAAGTTTCTTGAGAAGTAAATACCAATATGTTCTTCCATCTCACGAATTAACTCAAGTCTTTCCTTCATAATTTCAGTGTTCTTGAGTTCTGTGAAGTATGAATCACGATTAAAATCAAAGCGAATATCTTGCTCGATGTTCTTCCATTCTTCTTCTCTCATCACGCCCTTTAGAAGAAGTTGTGTACGAATGAGATTGATGAATAATTGAGCAAATGATGAGCGAAGTTTATCAATGAATTTACCAAATTTAAGTTCGTCTCTGGTGATTTCAGAAGCTCTACCAAGATTAAATCCTGTGTCTGGCTCGAGTCGAGTGATTGGAACGTTCAACGAACGATAGAGTTTTCTCTTGAAGTAATCTACGTCTTCCATTTCACCGAGGTTCTGTCCACCATCGAGTGTTTGAATTTCCGTACCACGTCCACCTTCACGTCGAGGAAGCCAGAAGTCTTCAAGCATCGACATGTGCCTACGGTCGTCACGAATTTCACCCGTGGAAGCATCATAAACGAGTTTATTGCGATACTTGTTCATGATCTCTCGAAGGTACTGTTCAGCCTTGGTCTTCGGTAGAGAACCTACGTCAATATAAAAGATACGACGTTCTGGTGCTCTTGAGATACGATAAATGACAACCGCATCTTCTATCATTCGGAGCTGGTTGAGTGGTTTGATTGCCTTATGAAGATAACCAATCACTCTCTTGTTTTCGAAGTCATACAAACCAGAAGTAACGTAACAGATAGAATCTGTTGAGATTTTAAGACCTTCGATTCCTTGAGTATTGATTATCTGAAGACCAGTTCCATACTTGTCGATGTATGCTTTGTCAAAGTATACAAAGAAATCATCAACTTTCGTCACCATACTGACCTGTGTTTTTGGATCCTTTTCCTTATGAATCTGCTTGATCTTTTTCATCTTGATAGGATCAACAGGTCGTAATTCCAGAATACCCTTCTTGGGATTCTGTTGGTCAATGATCATGTGGTAATAGAGTCTTCCTTCAATGTACCATCTACGGAAAATATCATAACCTCTATTACTAAAGTTTAAAAGTTTAAGTATTGATTCAAATTCTTCTTCGATTTTCTTCTTTATCGAATCGGAGATGTTCAGTTGTTCAAGTCTTAACTTGACAGCGGGATAATCAATTTCATAAACAATAGCTTCATTGAGAATGTCTTCAATCGCCATCTCAATTTCAGAGTGCATGGCCATAGACCGATATTTCATGATCAAATCGTTGTCGGAACGAATTGATCCATCCATATCAAGATACTGTCCAAAGTATCCACCACCACCAACAATAGCAGACCCATCGTCCATGCTTGGAGGCACGAACGATGGGTTTACTACTGTTCCGTCTGGTTTGGTGACGGTGTTATCTATTGCCGACTTACGAGAAGACTTCCCGAAAGAAAATCCAAATAACTCAGGCATATCACTTCCTTCATTCTAAAACAATAAATCAGTTGGCGTTCTGGTCGTCGGTGAACGGTGCGTGTGTCCAGTACTGGTACTGCCAAGTGACGGTGAAGTCAGAAACTGCGTTCTCGTTGTCACTTGAGAGATCAATAGCGGCGATGTCTGAAGGCCAGCAGTCGTGGAGAGTCCACTGTCCACTGAGTTCGTTACCGCCTGGACGGACTGGTTCACCCTGTTGGTTGAGTTGACGAACAGCGATTGTACCGAAGATACTCTCGTAGTTTTCAACAGCAACGTTTGACACTGAACCCTTAATGGCGTTTTGCCATCTCTCGAACAAACTTCTGTAAAGCATCTTGTCGTCGTTGTAGACTGTCATTGTCCAAGGTTCGAACGATCTGTCGCCTGGGATCTTAAGTCTTGAACCACGGAAAGGTACTTCGATTGGTGTAAGGTTCAGTGCAGGAATCTGTCCCGATCTTACAAGGAAGGTGAAGTTTTCCTCACGAAGAGCTGAAAAGTCAACGCCGGCGATGACTGGAGGTGTGAGTGTTACTTCGAAGAGGTTACTTCTAACACCACCCCTGATAGCTGATCTGAGTTTATCTACTTTTAGTGAAGCCATTTGTTACTCCTGTTTGATTTGCTTACTTGGTTATTTATAATCTCAAGCACCAATTTCTGTGAAGTCTACACCAGTTGGTGTAAGGATGAAGTTAAGAGTTACGAAGTTGATGGATCTAGCTGGTTTCACATAAATGTCGGCAACAAACTCGTTTCTGTCGATCACAGTTGGTGTGTTGTTGGTTTCGTCACAAACAACCTTGAAGTCGGTGATTCCTCGTCGTGACTGAACGTCGCGAAGGAATGGTTCGACGAGGTTTCTAAACGAAGCTCTTGTGAACTCATCGTTGAACTCGAAGAGTGAGAAGTTAGCAGCAGTTGCGATTGACTTCTCAAGAATGTTGAAGAGTCTACGAATGTTGATACGGTCAAGAGCGGATGGTTTCGCCTGCATGGTCTTGTCACCGTAGAGGACGATTCCTTCGTTCTCGAAGTTTACGACTGGGTTAACACCCTTGACGTAGAGCTTATCTCTATCAGTCTTGCCTGGGCTGTAGTAGAGTTTCACAACGTTGCGAAGTCTACCACGGTTGAATCCAGCAGGTGAGAACCAAGGTTCACTGTCTTCGTCGGTACGAACCATAAGACCAGCGATGTCACCGTTTAGAGGAACACTTCTGTATGTGTCTCTATATTGGTCGTAAACAACCTTCCAACCAGTGTCCATGATTGCGTATGAACTCTTAGGGTTGATTGCGTCTCTATAGGCGAGAACGGCATCAGCTTGTCCA